TGCAGGGTCAGATGATGTTTTTGCCAATGCCTCGCGGATCGTGTCAGCACGGCTTGGCGGCTCGGCTGGCGGCGTAGATGCCGCAGGCGCTTCGGGTGTTGAAACTAAATCGGTTGTGTCGGGGGCGACAACTTCGTTTTCCATCATTTCATCCTGTTCATTTGGTCGAGGGTCATTTTGATCATTTCCTTGCGCTCGGGCGGCGGTCGGTTGTGCAGTCGATTTGCCATCTCTACGTTCAAATTGCTGCGCTGAGTCGGCGCAATGGGTGCGCCTGGGCGGTCAAATTCTTGCACCCGTGCCACTTGTCCACGCAAACGGGCGGTATGTGCTTCTTTTTTCTTTTGCCATTGCGCTTGGGCGTATTTGACATCCGAGTGGCCCATCTCAATGGTATCGGTTGCCTTTAAGTGTTCGCGCCATTGTGCGCGGCCCATAATCATCTGACCATCAGGCGACCGAAAAGGCTCAATGTCGCCAAAAACCATCATGCGGTCTGCGGGCGACCCTTTGCTTTTTTCATACGGCTCAGAGCCGTCACTCGGAAAAACCCATGTTTCTTTCATAGCATTTCCAGTAGTTGTGCGATTTCTTCGTCATCACGCCGCAATCTTATCCGAAATTCAAGCTGCCTTACTTTTTCCATCATGGCGGCATAGTCGATAGGATCACGGGCGGCAATCTCAATGGCTTGAATTGGTGCGCTAGTTATTTCCTCGCGTTCGGCGGGCGGCAAGCCAAACAAAGCTTCGCGCAGTTTTACCTTACGCTGTTTTTCTGCCCGCCTATCAGCGTCCCATTGTTGATCGCGTTTCTTTTCATCGAAGCCAAAATGCCCGCCTAATGGAATTTCTACGGGTACAGGCGGCGTAGTTCCATAAATTGTATTAAACGGAAGTGCGGCAAAGGCTGAAAAGCCAAACATGATTAGTCGTTTACCATTTATGGTACGTCAGACTGCTTGTGCGCCATTCATGTCATCTTGAGCCATCACCCATGCGTAGCACTTAGCCAAAAAAGTATCGCCAGCTTTAGCCTCTATTTCTGCCAATGGGCAATGGTAACGGCGAAAATCTACATCCCGTGTGTCCTCATCACTAGGTTGCGTAGCATAACCAGCAACATCAATTGTCACGCCGTGGCGGGAATCTGCAATACGGGTACGGCTCACGGATGCCGAGATAATGCGAAAGTAAGCACCCGCAAATGGAACGCCATATTGGGAAGTGGAGAGGTTTAGTTGAATAGCCATTTTGTTTCCCTTATGCGTAAACCATTTCTGAAGAATTAACAGTTGCAATCCAACGAAGATTGGTGGCTGCAATTCCTGTTACGGTGATAGATAAACCACCGTTTGTAGTATCTGCTGTTACTGATACTGCCGTGGTAGCAAGAGACACATCTTGGGCTACTAAAACAGGGGTAACAGCGGCAACAAGTGCAGTTGTACCAGCATTTGCGCCTCGACGAATTACCGCCGAAAAAGTCCATCCTGATGCTTTATCGGAATCCGCAACTTTCTGACGGCAAAGAATGCTTCCGGTTACTACCATAGCTTGATTGTTGGCAAGTATGACCTGATTAGTTGCTCCTGCTGTACCAGCATCTGAATTTAATTTAGTAGCGGTTGCATCCGTTGTGGCTGCACCCAACACCATATACCCGCCTTGAGCATCTCCTGCCGTACCTGATATAATAACTCCGTATGCGTATTTACCGATATAAGCGGCTAAAGCACGCTGCCCAAAAGCATAAGAAACTGAGCTTGTTGCTTGACTATCTTGTCCTCCCAATATAACAGACCGCGTTCCAGATGCAATACCACCACTACCTCCTATAGCAGTAGAAAATGTTCCTGACGCTGTTGGTGAATTACCCATAGCAATAGCATTGGCTCCCGTTGCCCCGTATAAACCATTATTGTTCATAGCAGCAGCAAAACAATCTGTTCCTGTTGCATAAGAGCCGCCCAATGCCACTGAGCCTTCGTTTGTACTAACTACTGACGGTGAACCACCACTGTTATTTCCTAAAGCAACGCTATTTGCTGATTTACCGCTTGTGCGAATTGCAATGGTTTGAAAATTTGTTCCATCGCAAAGAATCCCAAGACCTTGCCCTTGTGAAAGCTGCCATGTTGTATTTGCGTCTAGCTTTTCAGTCCCTGCTGGGTCAATCGTAATAGTTCCCGTGCCGGTATTATTTATTTGAAAATTAAACCCAGCACCAAGTATTGCAGCAGCAGTTATGCCAACGGTAAACGTACCGCTGGTGCAATTAATAATTCCGTTGTTATCAGATGGCTGAACTGTATAGGCTGCTGTAATATTTCTAATCGTGAGTAGGCCCGCGCCCCCCACTTGAAATGACCTAGGAAACGTCATTTTAGTAAGACCCACCAAACGCTTGTACGCTTAATGCAGTGGTTGAAGCCGTAGTAGTTACACCAACTGAAGCATACAAAGCAAAAGTTGATGGAAGAACCAAAGTGGTATAGCTTTTCTGAGCCAAAAAGGAAGCTGTTGAGGCCGAGGGCGTTACTGCTGTTACCAAAATTTCATCATACAAATATGCGGTAGTGCCATCCCACAACCAGATACCCACAACATTTGCTGCAGTTGCCGCTGTCATTGAGGTTGAACATGCTTTGACTTGTATCAAATCAATGCGGAGTCCATTGGTGCTGGTTGGCACAAAAGCCAAAATGTTAGCCCCAGCAAGTGATGCTGTAGCCGTAGGCCCACGGGTTGTGCAAGCCGTTGCAGCCGCTAGGGATGCATTGACTGCATAAGGGGTACTTGGAAAAATTGGTGCGGTTCCAGCTGCCATTAGAAGCCTCCTTGAGTTGAGTTAAGGTAAAGAGTTGCGCCAACTGACGAACCACCGCCGCCAGCAGGAGTTGCCCAAGAACCATCGCCGCGCCAAAAGGTGGTTGCTGATGCTGATGTGCCTGAGTTTAGATTGGTAACAGGAAGATTACCCGTCACACCTGTAGTTAAAGGCAAGCCTGTTGCATTTGTAAGCGTTCCACTTGATGGAGTGCCCAAAACGCCACCATTGACTACAAAGGCTCCAGCAGTGCCTGTATTAACGCCCAAGGCAGTCACCACGCCTGTGCCTGTTGTAGTGGTAGCAGGGGCAACACCAGCACCACCGCCAATTACTATGGAACTTGCTGCTAAAGCCGAAGATGAAGCCAATGTCCCTGATGCCGAATAGTAAGGAACGCCACCAGATGTTCCTGATGTCAACCCTGTTCCACCATTTGCAACAGCAACGGTTCCTGTTACGTTACCTGCTGTACCAGCAGTAGCTGCATTTAGATTGGCAACTTGCGTAGTGCTTGCAACCGTAAACGGCGCAGTTCCAGTAACCACCGTTGATGTAATAACACCAGTAGTTGAGACTGTGGTGAACGCGCCCGTAAAGGCAGTTGTAGCGCCCACAGTGCCGTTGATGTTGATGGAGGCTGTGCCGGTCAAGTTGGTGACCGTTCCGCTGCTCGGAGTTCCCAAAGCTCCGTTAAAAATGATTGGCGCACCAGCGGAGCCAATTGCAACGCCCAATGCAGTAGCCACCCCAGTGCCAAGGCCCGACACGCCAGTGGAAATTGGTAGACCTGTTGCACTTGTTAAAGTACCGCTGCTTGGTGTTCCCAAAGCACCACCATTGACAACAAAAGCGCCAGCAGAGCCTGTATTGACCCCTAGAGCCGTTACAACGCCTGTACCAGTAGTAGTGGTGCTTGGAGCAACTCCAGCGCCTCCACCAATGACTAAAGCATTAGCTGCCAATGCCGCAGATGAAGCCAATGTTCCTGCCGCTGAATAGTAAAGCACGCCGCCGGATGTGCCGGTTGTAAGTCCTGTACCGCCATTAGCTACTGGCAGTGCCGTACCCGACAATCCAATTGCCAACGTGCCAGTGGTTGTAATAGGTGAGCCAGTAACTGACAAAAATGCGGGAACAGTTGCTGCAACGCTGGTTACTGTGCCAGTACCGCTGGCAGTTGAATTTATGGTTTGATTAGGCCATGTTCCGCTTACCGTGACGTTTGTTCCTGCAACGATGCTGGGGGTAGCAGTCCCTGTACCACCATTAGCTACTGCTACTATGCCCGTTACATTGGCTGCCGTTCCTGTGGTGTTTTGATTAAGGGTTGGGAACGTGCAGTTAGTCAACGTACCGCTGGTAGGTGTACCCAAAATAGGAGTCACCAGTGTCGGGCTTGTAGATAGAACATTGTTCCCTGTTCCCGTTGAAGTGGTTACTCCTGTACCGCCGTTAAGAACAGGCAATGCCGTACCCGACAGACCAATTGCTAATGTGCCACTGCTCGTAATAGGTGAGCCAGTAACTGACAAAAATGCTGGTACTGTTGCCGCAACACTGGTAACTGTTCCAGTACCAGCAAGAGTTACCCAAGTTGGCGCACTTGTTGCGTTGCTCTGTAAAACTTGACCAGCAGTTCCAACTTGCCCATTAAACGCAATTGATCCATTAGTGTTAATGGTCATTGCGTCTGTTGTATTGACAGAACCATTGGTAATGAAACTGATCTTTTGATTGTCCCAACTACCCATAACCAATGGGCCACCATACGATTCAACAAAACTTGCTAATGGTGTTGAAAATCCATTGTTTGGATAACCCGCAGCAGAATAGCTGTAGGTTGAGTTATTTATGCCCAATTCAGCATATGCCGTGTGACCGCCATCGTTGACCGCATACGATGCATAGCTTGTGTTAGCTGTGCTTGTGTTTTGTAGGCTGGTGTACAAATAAAGCGGCTCACTGGCGGTAAATCCAGCAATCACGCCGGAATCAGTGTGTCCTGTTGCGTTTCCTACATTCAAAGAACCGACATTGGTTACGCCTGATGTGTAAGGTATCAAAACACGGTTATTTGCGTCTTGATTTACTGATTTTTCTGCGGGGTAAGACACAAACACATCTTTTGCGCCAGCCGCAAATACAATTTTGCTGCCGGTGCTAGATGAAAGAACCGTATCGCGAGACAACGTGCCCGCTGAATACGTCCCAATGCCTACTTCCCATTGCGAATCCAGCGCAATCGTGTAATAGGTGGTGTTTCCTTCTCCTACCGCGCTAAATGACTGAAAGCCAGTGACCGTGCCATCTAGCGTAAGTGTGCCTGATCCCGTTGTCGTGGATGTTTGCCTAATCCGATCCCCAAGGATTAGGCTCATTGCACAGCCTCCACGCCAACCACCATTCCATCAGGGCCGCGAATGACCCGCTTAGGTGCGCTCAGTTTTTGCATGGCAGCACCAATGTTTTGCATGGATTCACCGTGCAGATTTGCCATGTTGTCGTGCAAGGCGGTGATCTTATCCATTGCCTGGACAATTGTGCCGCCCAGTTCGTTGGTTATTTGTGCAGCCGCTGCTTCAACGACCGGTAGGTCGATTCCAGGGTTGCTACCAATGCGAGCCACCATGATTTTGGTCGCTGCATCCAGTTCGGCTTTCCATCGTTCATATTCTTCCTTGCCAGCCATTTCACGGGCTTTTATCTGCAATTCGTTGTTTTGCTTGGCAGTCTCAAAATCGGCTTTCATTTGCGCCAATTGCATATCGGCTTGCACTTTGGCTTGATGCATCTGAATTTCAAGCTGTGCCTTGCCTTGCTCAATTTGCGCCTGCGCTTGCAATTTCATTTGCTCAGTCTGTGCTTGGGCTTGCATTTTCATCTGTTCTGCTTGTTGATCAGCCTGCAATTGCATCATCTCAGGAGACGGGCCAGGCTGCTGTTGTTTAGCCATTGCCGCTTTTTCTTCTAAAGATTTCATGGCGCGTTCGACTGCGCTTTCCAGCCCGCGACCGGCGCGGAACCGGCGCACCAAAAACAGCAGCATCTCGGATGCCATTGGCAAGGTTTCGGGCGCTTGGCTAATCATGGGAATTGCTTCACGCAAGAACAGTCCAATGGCTTGGATGGCCTCTTGTGCGCCTTGTTTCTCTGCTTGTTCATCAATCTGCGCCAAGCTGTCGGCCTCGACCGCAATGTGGAAGTCGCGGATTGTGCTGTTGGACAGCATCTGCACGGCGGCTTGCAGCAATTGCGGATTTTGCCCATCGGGTGTGTCCATCACGCCGGACATCTGCACAATCAACTCAGGCGGGTAAAACTTGCAGATGACTTGCGCTTTTAGCTTGAATATGTCGGACGCAAACCGCGCCACATCGCCTTGGCTGCTACGCATCCGCAAGCTGCCAAAGTTCGCCTTTAGCTGCTGTGCGCCAAGGGTTTCTTGGGCTTTGGACGCGCCGCGCAGGATGTCCGAAATGCCCATGATTTCGTAGATTGCCTGCTTGACTTGCTCCCGTGCGGCGTACAGTTCCCGCAAGGTGACAATGATGGTCGAAGTGTCCATCATGTCAATAGCGCCCTTCAAGCCGCCTTTTTCCGACATTGCCGCCCATGAGGTCACGGGGAACAGCTTGTTGTCCACGCCTTCGGTAAACAAACGGCCCAATTCCTTAAATTCAGCATTAAACACGCGACCGCTTTACAGGCTTTGGTCAGCAAGTAGATGCGCTGGGTCAGGTTGTCCAGTTCCTGCGCTTGGTCTTCATACTCAGCGTAATCCGGCACGGGGATCATTGTCCCTGTGGTGGTGGTCGCCATCAGCGGGCGCGGGCATGGGAAGAATTCTTCTAGTTCCAGCGGGTCATCACGCTCATCTAGCGCCTGTGGATAACCTTTGGCAATCCAGCAAACCTTGCCGGTGCGCTTGTTCCAAATCTCAAACACCTTGGCTTTTTTGTCATAGGTATTCTTGGCGGTCATTGGATTTTTGGCATCCATGTCCGTGTTGCTGCTATCTAGGCCCACGTTCTTGAACACATCGCCGAAACGCTCCATGCCTTCGTCTTTGGTCATGTATACGGCGCGGGAAACCCACCACACTTCGTCCCATGTGCGGGCTGGGCTATGCAAGAAATCTGTCCAATAGACGTAATCGATGGGGCTATGCGCCGCATCAATGCGCTCGGTTGGCTCTTCTTGGGTGTTGTAAATTTGCGCTTCGCCTGGCTCTTCTACTTCTACAGCGCCTTCGCTTACTTCGGGCTGTTCGTTAACGATTACCGGCTCATAGCGAATCCACGCCGTACCGCGACCAGGCAGCAATCGGTCTTCCACCGCGCCGCGCATGGCTTGGTCAAAGTCGCCAAATTGGGTGGTTTCGTATTCCATGACCCGTTCCAGCATCGTGGATGCCAGCCGACCTACAGGGTCTTGATCCATGTAGCGGCGGGAAACTTCGGGTTTGGCCTGTCTGCCGTACAGCGCAGGGAATAGCACTTGGATGTTCGACCACAGGATGTTGTAGCGAACACGGGGCATTTCTACCGCATCGCGCTCATCCCGATAGCGTTTGATAATCTTGTGACCGCGTTTTTCCCACTTGTCAAAGACTTTTTGCGCCGCTTCGATTTGGTCGTGCCAGTACGGGCCAGGATTTTCACCCTCATATGCGCCGGTTTCTTGGTAGGCCATTAGTTACCCGCAGCAAAGAAGAATGTCACATCCAAAGTGCCGCCAACAGTAGCGTAAAGGCTCACGCCCACATTAGCAGGGAATCGGTGAAACCCGATGGCGGGCGTAATCGTGCCCGACATTACTTCGCCGCTTGCGCCGCCATTGCGTAGCACCAAAGTGCCCACGGTTGTGCTGTTAACGTAAAAGCCAATCAATTGGCAAGGGCCGGTGCTGACTGCGCCGGTTGCTGTGATGTTCTTGTACCCACCGACTTCTGCTACTGGCTGGCTCATATTCGTTCTCCACGATGATGTTGCGTGTCATATTCCCACAACTCATCCAATGTGATGGTTTGCAGGGTCTTGCCCTTGGGCGGCGTTTGATCTCTAGCCTCTTGCCGGTAGGCCACGGCTAACATTCTAAATGCATCCGCTGGGTGTGAACACCAATCATGGCGGGGATTTTGTCGAAATGCCTTCTTGTCTTCGTCGTATTCCCGCTGATATTGGCGCAGCGCCTCTAGCCCTTCCTCACAGCTTGGGTCGAAATAACACTTTGGCAGCACCATCCTGACCGCCTGGATGCCATCTTGAATGCCAATCTCAGGCACGATTGCCAGCTTACTCATGCCGCCTAGGTGCGCCGCAAGCTGTTCCACAATGGATTTGCCGCCCGATGCCAGCGTCTTGGCCCGTGCGTCATGCGGTAGGTAGTGCTTGGTGTACCGGTAGCCCTTGTCGATCACCACTTGGGCTATGTCCTCAATGCCTGCGCCGCTGACGGCGTAATAGTCCATGACCCTGATTTCGTTTCGGATCACTTGATAGAACCAAATGGCGGTATCGTCTCGATAGCCTAAGTCCCATGCGGTATAAACCGGCGCATCAGGATCAAACGGCAATTCCCTTATCCGACCTTCGTCTTGCGCCAAGCGCATCTCTTGCCCGTAGTACGCGCCCATGATTGCCGCATCAAAGCTGCATTCATATTCTTGATCAAACTGATCTTGGCTCAATTGCGCCCGTGCCGCCTCCAATTCAGAGTCAGGCAGGATTTTGCTTACAGAAGCTGGTAGGCGCAGCAGAAACCAATCCGGCGTTCCCTGGCTAACCTTGTAGATGTCGTGGAACTGATTTTTACCCTTGGGTGTGCCGCCAAAGACCGCCCAACCTAGCCGGTCGGACAGCGTAGGCCGGATCACATTGCCCCACACGCTAGGCTTAAAATCGCCGTATTCGTCAAGGTATACGCCGTTAAAGCCCAGGCCACGCATAGCGTCAGCGTTATCTGAGCCAAACAGCATGATCTTTGCGCCGTTAATCAATTCCACCATTAAATCGGCTTCGTTTGTGTTTTTGGTGATTGGCGCAGCGTAATGCTTAAGGTAGTCCCATGCCACCCGCTTGGCCTGGCTGCGAAAAGGGGCAATGTACGCATATTGGGCGCTGCGGTTGCCCTCGGTGATTGCCCGCTTAATCACATCGTTGATTGCCGCCACGGTCTTACCGGCTCTTCGGTGGGCGACCAAACATGACCAACGGGTCGTGCGGTTATGGAACGGCATGAATGCGTCCCGAGGGCTGTACGGCAGGATTATTTCCCGCTTGCCCATGTCACCACCATTTCCACCGGCCCTTGGTCAGCGCCTGTGACTTCAGTCCTTGCCAGCTTAGGCACATGGTATTCCACGACAGACTGAAACAACTCAAACGCTTTTGCCGGATTGGGCTTGATGTCATGCTTGGGATCGCCGTATGCGACCTTATCGAGCCAATCGGTTAATCTGTGGGCATTGTCATTGACAAACAGCGCAATCGCCTCACGCGCCTCTTGCGTTAGCTTGTTGGGCGTTCCTGCACTGCGACCACCCGTTTTCTTTCTAGTATTGCCTACTTTAGATTCTGAAGTCATAAAGAACCCATTCTTTATTTCTTTTTAGTCTTTTGCGTTTTAGCTTGGTCAGCCTTGTTGAATTCCTTGGCTACCTTCACCGGAATGTTTGCCATTTTTGCAAATTTAGGGTTGTGGGCGGCTGCTGCCATGAATTTGGCTTGTTTGCTGCTAGTGCTCGGCATATGCGTCCTTCATGTGAATTAAGCCGTTTAGCATCCGGCTCTTTGTGTTGAACCAAGGTTTACTGTAATCACAATTGGCGTAATGGTCAAATTCGGGAATGCCCAGCGTGTAATGGGCAATCTTTGTCCGCAAATGGTCGTGTTCGCCTACCAGCACGTTCCATTCCCTTGGCAATTCACCGATCAATAAGTCGGGCAACCATTGGAATCGGTGCAGTTCCTCGCCTGTTGATTCCTCAATGAATTCGGGTGTCAGCACCTTATTGCGGCTATGTTCGCAGTTCCACAGCACCACGCTTGACCAGTTTTTCCTTGGGTAGTCGCCGTTTCGGGATTCCATCGGTGTGCCAATGTACTTCTTTGGGTGTTTGGTCTGATAGTCATGCTTGACCACCTGGACGGCATAGCGCGGATCAAACAGGCTTTCCAAGTCTTCAATGTCTGCCAGCATCAGCATATCGCTGCCATCCAAAAAGATGGCTTTTCCCTGATATCCGCACAGAAATGGAACTAAAAACCGCTGATAGGTAAATGCGTTTGTGCCGTCCCGCTGCTTGCCGGATAGGGGCGTTATGCTGACCAGCCCCTTGGTGCGCTCTATGACCGATTGGCAGAATACATGGTAGCCCACGGCTTCCCGAGGGTCATATCCTGCAAATATGCGGATCATTTGAGGGTTAGCTTGTAAATCGTAGAGTCCACCAACGCGGCAATTTCGTCCACGATGTTTTGCAATTCGCTGTCTTCCGGCAAAGCAACGCGATTCTTCTCAATGAAAGCCTTGAGGCTTGCCATGTACTTCTGCGGGTCTTTGGCGTTGTGGAAGTTCTCGGGGTAATCCTTGATCTTTTCGTACGCGCCGCTGTATGCCTCGGCAAACTGGTCGGTCAGTTCAATGATTTCGGTGTAGTACGCGCCCAAAGCCATGTGCACCGCAAAACTATCGGTTGCCAAATGCATGAAATGGGTGACCGTGCCGCTGTGCAGCATGGTCGAAATAAAGTCCGCGACATTGTTTTTCATTGCGCCACCTCTAAAACCCCATTGTAAGGCAATGGTACGTCTTTAGGTTACTCCGTCCATGCGCCACATTCGGGGCACTTCATTCGTCTACAAAAGCGCGAAATTTCACGCCTTGTTGTGTGCCAAAGGCTGTGGATAATTCGATCAATTCGGTCATTTCCGGAACGGTCATCTTGCTCGTCCGCGCACCAATCACGACAAAGCCGCCTTCAATGCCAGGCACTACCTTTTGTTTTTTAAGCGCGGCGGTCAAAACATCTTTCCATTCATCTTTTGTCAGCTTAACACCGTACCACACCACTTGCTGGGCAATGTCTTCAAGGTTTGCCCACATCATGCGGTTTTGGTTAAGGCTTCTCATCTATGCCCCTAATCATGTCTAAAGCCGCCTGTGGGCTGTCAACCCTGCATAACGTACCACCGGCCCAATTTTGGAAAAAGTCGGCTTGTAACCCCGTTAAACGCTTTTTAGAGGTGGTTTTGACTTCCATCAAGAAAGTGTGCCCTTTGTATCCAACCAAAATGTCAACCGGCAAGCTAATGATCCACACATAAGCGCCCTCTGCCCGCAGCGCGGCAACAATAGCCTGTTGGTTTGCGTCAACCCTTGCGGCGTGTCTCATGCTTTTTCTTTCACCTTTGCAATCAGTTCAGCAATCCTGGCCTTGTTCTTTGCCCGCTGTTCGGCGGTCAATTCGTTCCCCAACTGCAAAAAAGGCGGCTCAACATAGCTACGGCGCAGCAAATTTATCCATTGCGGAAGTGTAGGTGGGTCTTCCGGCAAGTTCTCCAATGCCCGTTTAATCGTAGCCGCGCTGAAACCCGCCATCTTTTCACTCCAATGATTCATGGCGTTGACCACACCAGCATCTGACCCGTCCGGTAACGTCTGTCCGGTCTTCCATTGATTCATAAACCGAGTGCCATAGTTGCCTTGCAGGGCCGCAAACAAACGCTGAATCCAGCCGTCAGGTAATTTTGAGGACATTGAAGTTCCTTTCGTCACCAAAGATGGCCCTGGCTGCGCCCATGTTCTTGTCTTGATAGGCATGAGACTGCATCCATTCGGCCTTAAAGCCCGTCCAGCCCCTTTCACAGCACGTTTCAAGGACTGTCTGTAGGCTGACCCCTGCTTTGTCCGCTTCGCGCTGTATGCCGTCTAAGGCGGTTTGCGTGACCGCAGCCTTTTTTGCTTTTCTCAATTTCAACCAATCCTGCCAAACTATCACCGTCACGCCGTCAGGCGGGGCGACTGTATTTGTATTCTTTGGTTTATGGTTATTGGTTATTGGTTTATGGTTATTGGTTGCTATTGGGGTAGCATTAGGGGGGGCAATGGGGGGGGCATCGGGGGGGGATAGCCACCGTTTAGCCGCCCCACGTTTTCCAGCGTCAACCATCTCGCGGTATTTGCCAATTTCCTCATCAGCACGCGCACTTACAAAGCCTTTGTCGGTACTGACAAAAAACTCATTCAGCACACTCAAAACTTCTTGTTCATGGTCGCGCATCCCAATTTGACGAGCAATGTCCCGCTGTTTAATGGGCGCTTCGTGTAAGTAATAGTGGTCTAAAAGCCGCCGATAGGCAATGTCTTCCAGCACCGTCAAATGGTGGGTGTGGCTTTTATAGTCCCCAATGTGGAACTGGTAGTAATGCATGAGCATCTCCGCAAACTCCCAAAAGGAAACTTCGGCAGGAGGGGAGTTCTCTTTTCAACTGAGTAGCTACTCTCAGCCTAGCCGGGTTTCGCAAAATTTTAATCCAAAAACCATTGAGGCCGCAAGTCTTTTGCCTGCCACAACCGCGCTTGGGGCACAACTGTCCATTGGCTAATAGCTGCCAGGCTGATGCCCAACAGTTCAGCCAGCGCCTTGCGTGAGCCTGCTTTGTCAATAAGTTCCTGTTTGGTCATCTTGCGATTGTAAGCTAACTTACTGGCATAAAACATAGGGTTTGCCCTGATGCATTTCCCAATGTAAGTTGGCTTAATGTGTGTAAGCTGGCTTATACTGCACCTAACCCGCACACATTGCAGCGGTCTTTTAAGGAAAATCAAATGACTAAAGAAACCTGGGACAACATCATCGTCCACATTTGCATTGCCATCATTAGCTACACCATTGGCTACTTTGTTGGAGGTGGCGTATGACACCAACACCAAAACTACGCTTTGTTGAGCGCGAAGCAAAAACCATTACTGGGGTGTTATTAACACCATTAGGCGCAGTAAATCAATATTCTGCTAAGACTGTCCGCATCCTTCAGCAATGGTGGAACCCGGTATACAACACCATGGACATGTCGCTTGACAAAAAAACAGGCGAATGGCGTGATGTACCACTTGAAGAGGAGCAAGCATGAACACCACCGAATACATCTATGAAGGCGCGGTTTTTGAAATCGAGTACGAAGTCAACAGCCTGGATGAGCCTACCGAAACATGGACAAGCATTTGGTCTATCAAACACAAAGGCGTTGAGTTCCTCGACATCTTGAGCAAAGACCTAATTATTTACCTTGAAGAGCAATTAGACAAAACAATGCTGGGGGACTAAATGGCTTACGACGCATTTATGGAAATTGAATGGGATTTAAAAGACAACGGCGAATATGCCAAATTGTTGGTCGGTTACGAATACGACATGAAAGATGACAGTTTGACAGTTTTTTCTGTTATGCAGGATGGATTGGAATGGGTTGACTATCTCAACACCGCAACCCGTCAGTATTTGTGCAAATACATTAACGAAAGGATTGAAAAATGAACGCAATGGAAATTATCAAAGATTGTGAAGACCGCGCCGAGGCTTACAGCACCGACCGTTGCGACCGGCTGGCTTACGAAGTTGGCTGTTTGCGGGCGCAAGTGCGGCATCTGTGCAAAGAAATTGAATTTGCTGTGGAAGAGATTGGCAACATTGAGCAGATGCTGATGGGAGAACGCGCATGAAATACCTACTATGCCTTGCGCTGGTAGGTTGCGCCAGCGAACCGCCCATGACAGAACAGCAATTGGTGATGGACAAGAAAATCCAATCAATGGGCCGCAATGAAGTCATTGACGCAATCAAGCAATGTGAGATATCCGGCTTGCGGGCAATCACAGTGTTTGGCAAGCGCAAGATTAATAACTACACCGCCGAAACCATTGTTGATGTCACTTGCGGCCCACGATATTACTGATGCAAAAAATTAGGAGCATAAAAATGGACGACCATGTAAAACCTGACCGTGAATTGGAAGAATACGAATGCCCCGAATGCGGGCGAGACTGTGGGCAGAAAGTCAAAGGCGAAGTTGGCACTTGCTGGCACTTTTATTGTGAACATTGTGGAATTGATTTTGGGGGTGACTTATGAAGAATATTGCATCAGCTTTGGTACGCGCCCAGCGCGGATTTGCACCGGCGTTAAAAACGTCCACAAACCCGCATTTCCGGTCTAAGTACGTTGACCTTGCCGGTTGCATTGAGGCTGTCGTAGATGCCTTAAATGCCGCAGGAATAGCCCTTATCCAGCGCACATCTGAGGACAGCACCGGCGTGACTGTGGAAACGGTGTTTGTGCATGAATCGGGCGAAATGTTGGAATGCGGCAAGCTGCACGTTCCTGCCAGCAAACAGGACGCGCAGGGTTATGGCTCGGCATTGACTTACGCCAGGCGCTACAGCCTTATGGCGGCGGCTGGAATTGCACCGGAAGATGATGATGGCAATGCGGCATCTAGAACGCTAACTCCAAAAGTGTCAGCGACCAAGACTGATCTTGTGCCGCCTAACCGCATGGCAGTCGTTGCAGACGTTGCAGCAGCCATTGATGAGCGCATGAGCGCCAATGACCTAATTGGTGCGTTTGAAGAATATTCGGGCATCACCGATGTGGAAGAAAAAACAGCTTTGTGGGGAATGCTTGACAGCAAAACTCGCAGCAGCATTAAAAAACACGCCGAATCACTTAAAGGGTAATCATGTCAAAAATCAAAATGGAAATCACTTGTATCGTTGGAAGCTACACCAATTCCGATGGTCAACAAAAAAACCGTTACCAGCGCATTGGGTCAATTATCCAAACACAAAAAGGCGAAATGCTCAAACTGGATGTGATCCCGCTGAAAGAGGGCGGCTGGGATGGTTGGGCATTTATCAATGAGCCGCGCCCACGCGAGGACAAATATCAAGGTTTGCCAAAGGAGAATGATGATGACATTCCGTTCTAGAAACACCGATCCAATCACAAGCCATATGGCGGCAGATCAGGCTTATAGCTTGGCAAAAGATCACGCCATCATCATTGTTGATTGCTTGCAAAAATATGGGGCACTTGGCAAGGACGGCATCATGCTGCTATCCAAGCTGGACAAGAATCAGATTAGCCGCCGGTTGCCCGAACTGGAACGCCAGGGGCTAATTAAGCAAACGGGCCAGTTGGTCAAATCATTGTCAAACCGGCTTGAACGTGAATGGGCATTTCAACCACAACAGAGGTCATTGATATGAGAATGATTGAAACCATTTTTGCTTTGATTGGCGTGTGTGCCACCGTTACAGTAGTGTTTTTTTATGTTGGCTACACCATCTACAACCCGCTGTGCAGCAGCCCGTTGGCGGTCTTTGCGAGGGTTTGCAAATGAAAGAAGATGACAACGACTTTGAAATGTTTGGTGATTTGGTTATGCTTGTTGGTTGCTTGTTTTTTTTATTACTGCTAGTTATTGGAATAGGCGCACTTGTATGGTGGATGCTATGACCGGATTTAATTCAAAGCGTGACGCGGCTGCTGACAAAGATGCGTTGTTTGAAAAATTTGAATTGGCACAGCCAGCGCAGGAGCCTGTGGCGTGGATAACACCGGACGGGAAAGGATTCCGCATAAGGTTTTCAGCGCCGACAAATGATGTACCGCTTGGCTGGGATGCCCTTTACACCGCCCCACCAAAGCGCGAATGGGTAAAGCTGACGTATGAGGAAATTGAAGAACTATTCCAAAGCGCGGCGGGCGCAGACGAAGAAACAGTTATTCGTTTTGCCCGTTTAATTGAATCCAAAATCAAAGAGAAAAACACATGAGTTACATCGTTGCGGCATTGCCGCCATTGAAATGCTTTGTGCGGCGTGAGTTTTTGCACAATTTCACCAAAGGCCACGGCGAACTGGAGCCAGCAATTTGGGTCAGCATCAAAGCCTTGCGCGGGCAAGTGTTTCGCATT